TGGACGCCGCAAAGCACACCGCAGATCTTGCCGCTGCCGTCAGAAGCAAAACAGCCGGAGCCGACGCCAGAATGCTCGCCGACATGCTCGGAAGTATTGCAGAAGAAGCTAAACGTTATGCTGGAATTGCTGACGAACGCTACACCGCCGGGATGACGTGTGAACGTATTTACGACTCGGTGAGAGAGTCAAACAACAAGCCTATAGCCTCGCAATAGCGGGGCTTTTTAACAACTGAGGAATGAGTATAACAGTAGTTCTTACAGCTAAGCAGATTGAAGACCTGGCAGCCTTTGCGAAAGAAGATGGTCGGCCCCAATACACCATCACTACTGGGACAATCCCTGAGTTCGAAGCTGATGATGGTGAGGTTATCCCTGAGTACATCGGGCTGATCGCCTATTCCGAGTCACTGGAACACGGTGTGTTGCAACTCGACGACTAGCGGCATTACAGCAGGCACGTATTAGGTGCCTGCCATCGGTTAATAGGATATTTTATCTGAAGATTTGAGCGCTTTTAATGTAGCTTCAAGTATATCGAGAAATAGATCAACATCTTCATAATCATAAGATGGATTAGGTTTGTATTCCCCAATGTAAACCAACCCATTTTTACCTAAAAAGAAGCTAATTACTTCCTTGTTATTTTCATCAGTTGAGTCAGATGCAATGAACTTCAAAAGAGGGGCTTCATTGATGACTACCAGTTTCTCATTGAAAACGAGTTCTAACCCATATGTTGAAAGTTCTAGGGTTAGTCTATTTTCTTCATCTTGATTGAAAATCAATGTGTTAGAAGTTAAGTGGTTTTCTTTACATGAATCAATAACATTTTTCTTAAGTTTGATTGATTTTTCATCTAAAGCCTTTTTGTGTTCTGCACACTTTACAACCTTACGGACGTCTAAATAGTCGCTGCTCATAATTAAACCTCTTATGGATGAGTTAATAAACATTGAGCCATTAAGGCCAATATCAATACTAAAAAAATAAGAAAGTTTAAGGTATTAGAGTCATGTCTCAATTTGATGCCACTTCGAACACAAAAATGAACCTAACGAGAGGTCATATGCGTCTAACTGTTTTAGATGACGATCCCGGCAGGAAGATTAATCCCGGAGTAGAGAGATACACTGTTTTCCTCGATGACATTGAGGTTAAGCATGTCTTCACTGCTGATGATGAGAAGGGAGAAGTAATCGCAGCCGTTCCCGACGAGCATGGTTTTATGACGGTAGAGAACGGTGAAGTGAAACGGCAGGTGTTCTACGGTTCCGTGAGGATTGAACGATGCCAGCACTAATCCCTCGAGCCTGTCGTAAGCGAGGTTGCCCGGGTACTACAACCGACCGCTCAGGTTACTGCAAGCAGCACCGCAATGAAGGCTGGCAGCAGCATCAGCAGGGTAAGAACCGCCATGAACGTGGCTACGGCAGTAAGTGGGATATCAAACGCGCTCGCATCCTGATGCGTGATAATCATCTGTGTCAGAACTGCCTGCGTACTGGACGCGCTGTCGCGGCCACAACCGTTGACCATATCAAGGCTAAGGCACATGGGGGTACCGATGACGATTCGAACCTCGAAAGCCTGTGCTGGCCCTGCCACCGCTCGAAAACAAGTCGCGAGCGCTTCATATGACAATGATTATCATCAACAGGCGTGGAGGGGAGGGGGAGGTCAAATCCCTGTAGCCGGGCGCCCAAAGGACCGCCGCCTAGCCTTTCTTCACATCGCCGCAGGTTAGAAAACTTTTTTTGGGGTCCCCCAGCCGATGATTAATAGGAGTTTTCGATTATGTCAGGACCGCCGAAAACCCCTACCCATCTGCGTTTGGTGAGGGGGAACCCATCCAAACGACCGATCAACAAAAACGAGCCGCAGCCACCTAAAGGGGTCCCCCCAGTTCCCAAGCATTTCGACAAGCAGGGTAAGTACTGGTTTAAGCGGATGGCCGAAGAACTTGATGCCATTGGCGTCATGTCTCAACTGGATGCCAGGGCTCTGGAGTTGCTGGTAGAGGCATATACGGAATACCGTCATCATTGTGAAACGCTGGATCGGGAAGGTTATACCTATGCGGTTTACAGCGATGATGATGCTGATGAAGGGAAAGAACGTGAAATCCGAATGATCAAGCCGCATCCGGCAGCAATGATGAAAGCTGATGCCTGGAAGCGACTTCGCACGATGTTAGCGGAGTTCGGTATGACTCCTTCCAGCAGGTCAAAGGTCAGTAGAGACAAAACAGACGATGATGACCTGATAAATCAATTTCTTAATTCGAGGGACTGATGGCTAAAGTTTCTGATGGCATACGGTACGCCGAACGCGTCGTTGCCGGGGAAGTTATTGCCTGTGAATTTGTCCGTCTTTCCTGCCAGCGTTTTCTTGATGATCTGAAGCACGGTGAAGAACGTGGCATCTATTTCAGCGAGCCCCGCGCACAACACATCCTCAATTTCTATAAATTCGTGCCTCATGTTAAAGGAGCACTGGCAGGCCAGCCGATTGAGCTGATGGACTGGCATGTTTTCATTCTGATCAACATCTTTGGTTTTGTTATTCCCCTGGTAAATGAAGAAACAGGCGAAGTTGTGCTGCGTAATGATGGCAGCAGCCGTCCGGTGATGGTCCGCAGGTTTCGCACGGCATATAACGAAGTTGCCCGTAAAAATGCCAAATCGACATTATCTTCTGGTGTTGGTCTTTATATGGCAGGCGCCGATGGTGAGGGCGGGGCAGAGGTTTATTCCGCAGCGACTACGCGGGATCAGGCTCGCATCGTTTTTGAAGATGCGAAAAACATGGTTAAAAAAGCGAAACCCACACTTGGGCGACTGTTTGAATTTAATAAGCTGGCGATTTACCAGGAGCAGACAGCATCCAAGTTTGAACCACTATCTTCTGATGCCAACAATCTTGATGGTCTCAACATCCATTGCGGCATTGTCGACGAACTTCATGCACATAAAACCCGTGATGTCTGGGACGTTCTGGAGACTGCAACTGGCGCACGATTGCAGTCTCTGCTGTTTGGCATAACGACAGCGGGTTTTAACAAAGAAGGTATTTGTTACGAGCTGCGAGATTATGCCATTAAGGTGCTGCGTGGTTATAACAGCGAAGTGGAAGGCGCGGTAAAAGACGATACCTTTTTCGCCATCATCTTCACCCTGGATAAAGATGATGATCCGTTTGATGAAACGGTCTGGCAAAAGGCTAACCCCGGGCTGGGTATCTGTAAGCGCTGGGATGATCTTCGCCGCCTGGCAAAGAAGGCTAAAGAACAGGTTTCCGCCAGGGTTAACTTTTTCACCAAACACATGAATATCTGGGTGACCGCTGAGTCAGCCTGGATGGACATGATCAAGTGGGAAAAATGTGAGTTCATAGCACCCCGTCATGAGCTGAAAACCTACCCGATGTGGGCTGGCGTGGATCTGGCCCACAAGATTGATATTTGCGCAGCAGTAAAACTCTGGCGGGCAGACAACGGTCACGCGCACGCAGACTTTAAGTTCTGGTTACCCGAAGGGCGGCTGGAAAAATGTTCTGCTCAAATGGCGCAGATGTATCGCAAATGGGCAGAACTTGGGAAGCTGGAACTGACCGATGGTGATGTTATCGATCACGCGCAGATTAAAACTGATTTTCTGGAATGGATTAGCGGCGAAAACCTGAAGGAAACCGGGTTCGATCCGTGGAGCGCAACGCAGTTTAGCCTGGCTCTGGCAGAAGAGGGGGTACCGCTGGTGGAGGTTCCTCAAACGGTCAGAAACTTTTCTGAGTCAATGAAAGAGGTGGAGTCTCTGGTCTACGGCGGGCGTTTTCATCACAGTAATCATCCAGTTATGAACTGGATGATGTCTAACGTCACCGTCAAGCCTGACAAAAACGACAATATCTTTCCGAACAAATCCACGCCAGAAGCGAAAATAGACGGGCCTGCCGCCTTGTTTACCGCAATGAGCCGCATGCTTGTAAACGGCGGCGAACAACAGGACAGCCTCTCTGACCATCTGGAAAGTTACGGCGTCCGTTCATTATAAAGAGGCAGTTATGATCCTGATGATTCTCGCCCCGCTGATCGGGGTGATGGGCGCTATTTTGCTTTCGTTTGGTGTATGGATGATTTATCCGCCAGGAGGATTAATCAGTGCCGGTATGCTTTGCCTTATCTGGTCATGGCTGGTTTCCCGCACGCTTTCGCTGGCCGGGAAGACATTGCGAGGAGGGACTGACTGATGTTTTTCCCCGGAATGTTCAAAAAAAGTGATACCCCTGTCACTACTCCGGCAGAACTCGCTGAAGCAGTGGGTATGACTTACGACACCTATACAGGAAAAAGGGTAAGCAGCCAGAAAGCCATGCGGCTTACAGCGGTTTTCGGTTGTATCCGGGTTCTTGCTGAGTCGATGGGCATGCTGCCCTGTAACCTGTACAAGGTAACCGGAAACAGCAAACAAAAAGCGACTTCCGAAAGGCTGCATAAATTACTGACGATGAAGCCAAATGATTACATGACCCCCCAGGAGTTCTGGGAGTTGGTCATTGTCTGTCTTTGTCTTCGCGGTAATTTTTACGCCTACAAAGTAAAAGCGCTTGGCGAGGTGGTGGAGCTTCTTCCCATTGATCCTGGGTGTGTTGAACCAAAGCTTAACAGCCAGTGGCAGCCTGTTTACCAGGTAACATTCCCCGAAGGCTCAACAGATGTGCTTGGGCAGGATGATATCTGGCATGTCAGGACGCTTACCTTTGACGGGCTGGTGGGACTGAACCCTATAGCCTATGCAAGAGAAGCAATATCTCTCGGAATGGCAACAGAGGAACATGGGGCGCGGCTGTTCTCAAATGGCGCGGTTACCTCCGGCGTACTCCGTACTGAACAAACGCTCACTGACGCTGCTTACGCAAGGCTGAAAAAAGATTTTGAGGATCGTCATCTCGGGCTGAGCAACGCGCACCGACCAATGATTCTCGAAATGGGGCTCGACTGGAAGTCGATGGCGCTCAATGCGGAAGACAGTCAGTTTCTTGAGACCAGGAAATTCCAACTGGAGGAAATATGCCGCCTGTTCCGGGTGCCGATGCACATGGTGCAGAACACTGACCGCTCGACGTTTAACAATATTGAAAACCTCGGCATGGGGTTTATCAATTATTCACTCGTTCCGTATATGACCCGCATTGAGCAGCGAATCAACATCGGGCTGGTGAAGGAATCAAAGCAGGGCGTGTACTACGCAAAATTCAATGCCGGCGCATTACTGCGTGGGGATATGAAGTCGCGATTTGAGGCGTATTCAACAGGCATTAACTGGGGGATTTACTCACCAAATGACTGCCGGGAACTTGAAGAACTTAACCCACGTGCAGGCGGAGATATTTACCTTACGCCAATGAACATGACGACGAAGCCGTCAGACAGCAGCAAGAACAAAACAACCGAGGAACAACATAATGCCGATGACTAAACAGCGGCTGGACATTCCGCTACAGCTAAAGTCTGTCAGCGACAGCGGGGAGTTTGAAGGCTATGGCTCTGTTTTTGGCGTAAAGGACAGCTACGATGATGTTGTCATGCCAGGCGCTTTTTCGGCCTCCCTTCAGGCATGGAAAGAAAAGAATGCTCTCCCTGCATTACTCTGGCAGCACCGTATGGATGAACCCATCGGTATTTACACTGAGATGAAAGAGGATGAGGTTGGCCTTTATGTTAAAGGCCGGTTACTCATTGATGACGATCCTCTTTCGAAACGCGCACACGCCCACATGAAGGCCGGTTCTTTAACCGGCCTTTCTATTGGTTACATGCTGAAAGACTGGGAGTACGACAGTGTTAAGGGCGTGTTCCTTCTCAAAGAGATCGACCTGTGGGAAGTCAGCCTCGTAACGTTTCCGTCGAACGATGAAGCGCGTGTAAGTGATGTCAAAAGCGCATTTTCACGCGGAGAAATCCCTTCTCAAAAAAGTATTGAACGAGTCCTGCGCGATGTTGGGCTCTCACGCACCCAGGCTAAAGCATTCATGGCCGGGGGTTATAGCTCACTTTCACAGCGTGATGTTGATGAAGTGAGTACCGCACTGGATGCACTGAAAAACATCAAATTTTAATCAGGAGTTAATTATGTCAGTTGACGTTAAAGACGTAGAGCAGGTCGCGCAGGAACTGCAGGCGAAGTTTGATGCGTTCAAAGAAAAGAACGATAAGCGCCTGGAAGCGGTTGAACATGAAAAGGGCAAGCTGGCGGGGGAGGTTGAAACCTTAAACGGCAAGCTGTCTGAACTGGATGAGCTTAAATCTGCGCTGGAAGAGGAACTGAAGCAGGTTAAACGTCCAGCAGGTGGTCCTCAGAGCAAAGCCGCAAGCGAGCATAAAACCGCCTTCATTGGCTTCATGCGTAAAGGTAAAGATGACGGGCTTCGCGAACTTGAGCGCAAAGCTCTGCAGGTTGGTGTGGATGAAGATGGTGGCTATGCCGTGCCGGAAGAACTGGATCGCACGATCCTTAATCTTCTGAAAGATGAAGTGGTGATGCGCCAGGAGGCGACAACCATTACAGTCGGCGGGGCTAACTATAAAAAACTGGTTAATCTCGGCGGTACGGCTTCGGGATGGGTTGGTGAAACGGATGCCCGCCCGGAAACCGATGCGTCTAAGCTCGGTCAGATTGAGCCGTTCATGGGGGAAATTTACGGTAACCCGCAGGCGACTCAAACCATGCTGGATGATGCCTTTTTCAACGTCGAAGGCTGGATCAACAGAGAACTGGCCATTGAGTTTGCTGAGCAGGAAGAAATCGCCTTTACCAGCGGGAACGGGATGAAGAAGCCGAAAGGTTTTCTGGCATACGCCTCCACGCTTGATCCGGACAAGACTCGTGCATTTGGTACTCTCCAGCACATTCTCTCTGGCGCTGCGGCGGGTGTAACGGCTGAGACGATCATCAAACTGGTCTACACGCTGCGTAAAGTGCATCGCAATGGCGCGAAGTTCATGATGAACAACAATAGCCTGTTTGCTATCCGAATCCTGAAAGATTCAGAAGGCAACTACCTGTGGCGTCCAGGTCTGGAACTGGGTCAGCCTTCATCTCTGGTTGGTTATGGTGTGGCGGAAAATGAGCAGATGCCGGATATTGCGGCGGATGCTAAAGCCATTGCGTTCGGTAACTTCAGGCGTGGTTACACCATCGTTGACCGTATCGGTACTCGCATTCTTCGCGATCCGTACACCAACAAGCCTTTTGTGGGCTTCTACACCACCAAGCGCACCGGCGGAATGCTGGTGGATTCACAGGCTATCAAACTGCTGAAAATTGGTACCGGGGAATAATCAAGGGGGCTTCGGCCCCTTTTCTAATGGAGGTCAGCATGTTTTTACTCTCAGAATCACTCAGGTGGTCACCGGATGGTTGTCACGTTGAGACCATCCCCGCAGGAGAGCACCCTGAGCTTCCGCCACGGGCAGTGGAGATTGCCGGACAGCTTGGTATTCTTACAACGGATTCGGGACCATCAGACGATGAGTCAGAGCAACCGCCTAAAAAAGGCAAAAAATAGAGGAGTGATTTATGGCCGACATGATCCCCTCGCTTGATGAGCTGTATGTACAGTGCCGGATTGATGAACCGACGCCCGGTGAAGCCGATTTGCTGAGGATGTATGTTTCGGCGGCCCGTATAAAAGCAGAGATTTATCTTAACCGGAAAATCTACGATAAGGACGTACCGGAAGATGATGATTCAGGTCTGGCTATGAACGACCTTATTAAGCTATCCATCCTGCAGCTTGTCGGCCTGTGGTATGAAAACCGGGAGCAATCTAACACGATTCCGGCTTCATTCTTCCTTCTTTTACGCGACTATCGCAACATTTCCGGGACGTAGGGGGAACTATGCAGGCAGGACGACTCCGGCACCGCGTCACCATCCAGAATTTTGTCACGCAAACCTTACCGTCCGGGCAGGAAACAGAAAACTGGGCAGACGGCGCGACCGTCTGGGCCGAGGTTAAAGGAGTGTCAGGGCGGGAGCTACTCACAGCCGGGGCTGAGTTAGCAGAATCAACGATCCGTGTCTGGATGCGCTATCGCCGGGATGTTACAGCC